TCATTATAGATTATTATGATATTAAGAAAGTAAAATGTCAAATGATTCTAAATTAATTGCATCTGGTAGTTATGGGTGTGTAGTATTACCTCCAATAACATCAAATATAAGTGAAATAAAAAAGAGATATACAAATAAAGAAAAAGATGATATAGGTAAGGTATTTAAATTCGGTATTAATGGTAGAAAAGAAGCTATTACTGAATTTAAAAGATATAAAGATTCAGTAGAAAATATTTTAAATTATAATAAGATCGTGCCAAAAATAAAGGGATATTATATAATATCAAAGATAGATAATATATCAATAAATAAATGTATAAATATATTTTCACATTATTTAAAAGAAGATATACATCAATTAATATATGAAAATGCAGGTATTACATTTAGCGATTATCCATATAATAAATTAAATTACAAAAAACTTTTAAAAATGTTGAAAGTTTTTTTTAAATCTTTTAATAATTATACAAAATATGGTAAAATTCATTCAGATATAAATAGTGGTAATATAATGATAAAAGATAATAAAATATTATTAATAGATTTTGGATTAGAAAAGAATAAAGATAATATATTTGATAGATCTAAAAATTCAAAATTCTATAAATATAAATATATATTTTATTCACCAGAATTTCGTTTGTTATATTTGAAAGAAAAAGTAAATAATAAAATAAATATTAATTTTGGATTTAATAATTTAAAGAATTTATTTAATTCGAATTATGATATAATGAGTAAAGAATATATATTACAAGAATTATCAAATTTATTAGATAATTTTAATGTAGATTATAAAAAACTGGATGTATATTCTATTGGTGTAAATTTATATTTAATTCGAGATAAAATAATATTTAGTAATCAAAAAGAGATAGAAGAATTTGATTATTTAATAAAAAAAATGATAGAACCTAATCCTATAAATAGATTTTCAATATCTGAAATAATAAAATATGCCAGTTGAATGGAAATTATTAAAAAATTATAAAGAATTAAAAAAAACAACGGATAATAAATTATTAAAATTATATTCATATGGTAAATGGTTTATGGAAGATACTTCATTTACTTTAAAATCAAAATTTGATTATGCAAAAAAAAATTTTATTTCAATATATGGAGGACCAAATGCTTGGACTGAAAAATTATTTTTATATGATGATAATAATTATACTGTATCAATAACATTAAGTGATTTAGAAAAAGGTGAATATCAAAAAGATCAATGTTCTGATAAACAATATGCAAATATAATTAATTTTATAAAGAAAAATATTTATAAAACAGATGAAGATAATTTAAATTGGTTATTGAAAAATAATATAAAAATATTAGAATTATTGATGGAATATAGGATTGATAAAAAACAAAGTATTTCTACATTTAATAGTGATCTTAAAATGTTTTCTAGAATATTTAAGATAGCTTTAGGTGATACAAGTGAGCAATATAAAAAATATAGTCAATTGCAAACTGATTTAAATAGTCTATTAATAGAAAAAGAAACAGGTAAAAATACTTTAAATAAATATGAATCACAAAAATATATAGATTTTGATAATTTATTAAAAATCCGTAATGATCTTGAAGATAATTGGAGAACTGAATTAATTAAAAATGGAAATAAATCTAAATCAGTATGGGAATTACATTATAAAATGCTTTTATTGAGTAGTTATACATTAACACCTTGTGTAAGAACTGAATTAATGATTGCAAAATTTGCAAATAAAGAAGAAGAAATGAGTGATGATATAGATTATGTGTATATTCCTGAAGAATTAGATAAATTTGTTGAATATAATTTTAAAATATGTAAAAAAGGAAAACCTATTGAAAGATATGTAATAGGATATAATGATGAATCAAGATTAAAATTATCAAATTTATTTCGTGAAAGTTTATTATTATACAAAAGAGAATATGTATTTCCATTAATAAAAAATATGAATAAAGGTTCAACAATAGCAAATGTAAATCAATTTTTACGAACTTTAATAAAAGATCAAACATTAGGAGTAAATGTAATAAGATCATCATATATAACTTGGCGTAATAAAAATGGTGTATCTTATAATGATATGAAAGAAGATGCAATTAGATTAAGAAATAGCATTGAAACACAAATGAAAGATTATTTAAAGAAAGTTCCAACAGATATAAAAACTGATTATGTAGCAAATGAAGTAAAAATAAAAGATGGTGTTGATGCATTACAGAAAGAGAAAGATTATAAGAAAGAATATTATGAGAAAAATAAAGAAAAAATAAAAGAATATGTAAATGAAAATAAAAATAAGAAAAATGCATTATATCATATAAATAAATTTAATAAAACAGGAATTGAACCGAAAGAATCGGTAATAATAAAATGGAAATTGTATAAAGAAAATGATAAATGGAAAAGTGAATATGTTATATAATAATAAATGATATCATTATGGATTTATATAATCGTATTAATTATAACAATAATATTACATTATTCATTATATACATGGACTAATGATTTAAAAAAGATAAAATGCAAATGTTCTGAAGGAACTGTAAGAGATGTAATTAATATGTTAGCATTAATATTTTTATTATTAATTCCGTATAGAATGTTAAATTATAAAGATAAATATTTTACTGCATTTTTTAATAATTTTATAGCAATTATTAGTATAACATATTTTATTTTAATAATTTATTACATTAGTAAATTAAATAAAGAAGCTTGTTTATGTAGCAATAATTGGAAAAAAAATTATAGTTTTATAACAACAATAATATTTAGCTGTTTAATATTATTTTTAATAACCTTAAAATTAATATTATTTTCTTTATTACAGAATAAATGGTAAAGAAAACACCAAATACAATGAATAAAAATAAATTATTAAATTCTAATTTTGAATCTGGATTTGCTAATTTTACATTATTAATAGTTTCATTAATAATATTTATTATAGTTATTATATTACATTATTCTATGTATACTTGGACTGAAGAATTAGAAAAAACTGGATGTGAATGTTCTAATTTATGGCAAAGAAATATTATACATTGGATTGCATTAATAATGTTAATAATTATTCCTATCAATATGTTATTAAGATTTGCAAAAATTAAAATGGAATTATTAATTCCATATAGTTTTATCTTAGTTATCTTACAAATATTTTACATTAGTATAATATTTGATTATATTACCAAACTTAAAAAATTAGAATGTGAATGTAGTGAAAGTTGGAAACGTGAATATGGTTATATTGGTAGTATTGTATATATTGGTTATTTAGGTTTAATATTATTAATAGGAATTTTATGGGTTTTAATGTATTTTTTTATAAGTAAGTAAGATCATTAATAATAAATTCAATTTTTTATTATAATTTAATTTTGTTTTTATTTTTCCAATATTAAATCCTTTTTTATTACGTTTTTTATATGAATAAAGTAATTTAAATGATATTAAAATATAATATTTATCATTAAAGTGATAATCATATTTTTTTCTAAATTGATACATATTCAATTTTTAAATAATAGTTTTCCATTATTTTTATTTATTAATTTGTAATCATTTTAGTAATTATATTGTATTTATAAATAATTATTGTAATCTATAATAATTTATATTATTTTATAATATTTTATAATATTTTATAATTCTACAATGATCATTATAAAAACATAAATAATTATTTTTACTAATTTCTTTATATAGTATATAAAAAAATATATTATTTATAATATTTTATATTATTTTATAATATTGTATATTATTTTATAATATTTTATAATTCTACAATGATCATTATGAGATTATATAAAGAAATATATTATTTATAATATTGTATATTATTTTATAATATTGTATATTATTTATAATATTTTATATTATTTTATAATATTGTATATTATTTTATAATATTTTATAATTCTACAATGATCATTATGAGATTATATAAAGAAATATATTATTTATAATATTGTATATTATTTTATAATATTGTATATTATTTTATAATATTTTATAATTCTACAATGATCATTATGCGATTATATAAAGAAATATATTATTTATAATATTGTATATTATTTTATAATATTGTATATTATTTTATAATATTTTATAATTCTACAATGATCATTATGCGATTATATAAAGAAATATATTATTTATAATATTATTTTATAATATTGTATATTATTTTATAATATTTTATAATTCTACAATGATCATTATGAGATATAAAAACATAAATAATTATTTTTACTAAATCTTTTATAAAATAATATAAGATCATATAGTAATTTATAAAAATTAATAATTATTTAAACAATTATCACACTCAAAATGTTCATCAGTTAATGGTTTAAATATTGTTCCACAAGTGCAACATTCTTTTAAATCCATAAAGTCTAAATAATGTAAGAAACATTCACGACACATTTCGTTATTATAAATTATTTTTTCACAACTTTTACATTTTGTATTTAAAGTTGTATTATTAAAACTGTTAATTAAAGAATCCATAATTATTTTAAATTATTCAATCATTTTTAAATACTCAATAACATTTTTATCTGCAACTTCAAGTAATACAAATTTTTTCATTACACTAATAGCATCATAATCTAAATATTCAATTTCATTTTCTTCAATTAAATCTAAATTTTTTTTATGACAATTTGGACAAATTCTACAATTAATAACTTCAATAATATCATTATTACATCTTTTGTAAGTAATTTTTGGGTATCTATTACCACAATATGGTTTAAGTTCAAATAAATAATTATTATTTGAATCTAAGACAGCACATTCATCAGATAACATACCACATGGACCAGAACAAAAGTGAAAATTATTATGATCTAATATAATTTTTACCATAATTTATATATAACCTAACAAATATAAACGTTATAATTTTTATATATATATATGGATATTGAAGATATTGCAGAAGATTTTAAGAACATTACTGATGTTGAAAAATTTAGAGTTAACATACAACGAAAATATAAAATAGTTTTATCAAAACCCGATTTAATAAATATTTACAATCAATTGAATTTAAATGATGAAAATCTTAAAAATCTTATTATAAAAAAAAAACAAAAATCAACTTCGGGTGTTATAGTTATTACTGTTTTAACATCAGGTAATCCATTTTATGAAGATAATGGAAAAACAATTATTAATAAATTTAGTTGCAAACACAATTGTGCTTATTGTCCTAATGAAAAAGCACACGAAGGTAATGGATGGATAGATCAACCAAGGAGTTATTTATATTCAGAACCAGCAGTTTTACGTGCAAATGCAAATGATTTTGATCCTATTAAACAATTTAATGCACGAGTTACTACATTAATTTCAATGGGTCATACAATAGATAAAATAGAATTAATTGTTTTAGGTGGAACTTGGTCTGAATATCCTAAAAAATATCAAGATTGGTTTATTTGTTCAATTTATTATGCAGCAAATACATATTATGATACCAGAACTATGTATACCTTAGAAGAAGAAATAACAATTAATGAAACATCAAAAATACATATAATAGGATTAACATTAGAAACACGTCCTGATAATATAAATTTAAAAGAAATTAAAGAATTACGTAAATATAATTGTACAAGAGTTCAATTAGGTGTTCAACATACAAATAATGAAGTTTTAAAAAAAATACAAAGAGGACATAATATCGAACATGCATATAATGCTATTAAATTATTGAAAAACAACTGTTTTAAAGTTGATATACATTTAATGCCAAATTTACCAGGATCAAGTTATGAAAAAGATGTAGAAATGTTAAATAATGCTTTATATAATGAAAAATTAGAAGCGGATCAATACAAAATATATCCTTGTGCAGTAGTTCCATGGACAAAAATAAAACATTGGTTTGATGAAGGAAGTTATATACCGTATGATGATAATTTATTATTTAAATTAATTAAAGATTTTAAAATTAAAGTTCAAAAATGGAAAAGACTTAATAGAATTATTAGAGATATACCATCTACATATATTACAGGGGGTTATAAAGAAGTTAATATGCGACAATTATTACAAGATGATATGAAAAAAAATAATTGGAAATGTAATTGTATTCGTTGTAGAGAAATTAAAGATAATAAAATAACTGAACCGATTGAACAAGTTTGCAGTGTTTATAAAGCATCAGAAGGAAAAGAATATTTTATATCATTTGAAACTAGTAAATATTTAATTGGATTTTTAAGATTAAGATTAAATAATGATTATGAAAATACTCTAAATATATTAAAAGATTGTGCATTAATTAGAGAATTACATATATATTCAAGTCTTACTAATGTAGGTGGGGATGTAGAAGATTCTTATCAACATAGAGGATTTGGTAAAAAACTTATAAAAAAAGCAGAAGAAATAGCATTACAATGTGGTTATAATAAAATAGCGATCATAAGTGGAACAGGAGTAAGAGATTATTATCGTAAAATGGGATATACATTGCAAGAAACATATATGATTAAGAATTTATAAATAAATAATTCTATACTTCTTAATATTATATGTTGATCTACCAAAAATAAATAAAATAAATGAAAATAATATAATAACATAATAATATATAGATTTTCAGGTTTTTGAGATAATTGAAGATATACAATACATAAACCACATTTTCTAAAAGTTAAATGAGCGAATAATGATTCAACTTGTTTATTATTATGATAAAGTATATTTGACATTCCATAAAATAAAATAACAAATAGATATAATATAATATTTACATTAAGATCATTATATAATAAATGAAAATAATATGAAATTGCATTAATTCTATCAATATTGTGTAATAAACGATTATAATTTGAAAACCAATATAAAGCCGAAATAAAACTAGTAAAAATAGTATGAATACATATTAAATTAAAATCTAAATTTGTATAAAGTGGAAATAATAACCAAAAAGAATTTATACCTAATATAAATCTATACATTATTTAACAACCTATTAATATATAATTTTTTGTAATTATATCCTCCATATAAATAATCTATAAAATCATTATTTGTTACAATATTTCGTTTCATTAAAAAACATATGTGTAAAAATATGGGTGTTAAACATAAATTATATATAATATTGTAATATGATAATTTATATAGATACGTAAATAATATTATACAACCAAATGTTTTTAAAGGTATTATTTTATTTTTATTTAAAATATTTATTTTACCATATATACCTAATGCTAACATAAATGCAGGATATATAGGAATTAATGGAAATGTAAATATTCCTGTAAAATAAAAGAAATAATGAATATGTTTCAAATTAGATAAATGTTTTTTATAACAATTATCTAAATCTTGGAAATTATCTAAATCTTGGAAATTATCTAAATCTTGGAAATTATCTAAATCTTGGAAATTATCTAAATCTTGGAAATTATCTAAATCTTGGAAATTATCTAAATCTTGGAAATTATCTAAATCTTGGAAATTATCTGTATCTCGCATATTTAAAAAATAATAATTATTTTATAATATTCTATAAATGAATATTATATATATATATGTTAATAATTGTTTATATAATATACCATTATTAGATATAAAAATATCAATTAAATTGATATTTTTAATTATTTGTTATGTAAAAGATTTTTTATTTTAAAAATATTGTTTTTTTGTATGTTTTGTTTGAAATCATACGTGGATAATGTGAAACACTATCTAATCTTATATCTATTTCAGTAGTAGAAAACAACTTGTAAAGATTATTTAGCAACTTATTTAAATAGTTATTTTGTTTAATTTTTTTGTTTGAAAAGGTAGCTTCTTTCTTTACCATTTGTTTTACCATTTGTTTTACCATTTGTTTTACCATTTGTTTTACCATTTGTTTTGTAAAAAAACAACAAAAATTTACATTATTTTTTTATTGCATTATTGATTTTTTTACAATTTAATTTGTTGTCAATTATGAGGACATATTAGACTTTCTAGATATTTTTTAACATTTTAAATTATTTCTTTTGAATTCTCTATATTATAAAAATGATAACAATTATTTAGTAATTTATAAATGAATATTGAAGATATATTGAAAGAAAATACTAATAAATGTTTATACCATATACCATTATTAGATAAATATATAGGTTATATCAATTTAATTGATTTTCAACATAAATTTAATCCAATTGGTATTAATCGACTTGTTAATAATGATGTAATAACAAAAAGAGTAAATGAAAATGAGAATTATTATTCGGTAAATGGAAAATATTATGATTTTGGAAATGCGGAATTAATTGTTATACGTGAATTAAATGATAATATATTTTATATTATAGACGGACAACATCGTTTAAAAACAATGGAAAGGTTAAGAATTTCATATCCAACCCGAGATCTTATTATCGGTGTAAGTATTTATGTAAAAGATACTGTAGAACAAGCCGTTGAATATTTAAAACACTTTCAAAACCAATATCCTTCTGATGATCGTATGTTTTCTGCAAATATACAAGAACGAGAACAACTTGAAAAGGTATTAGGAATATTTAGACTTATATATCCAAAAGTATTTTTACAATATGATAATCATATTATAAAATTAATAAATAAGAAAGATAAATATTATAAAGAACCAAATCGTCCTTATTTATCTGAGGGAATGATATCAGATTTTATAAAGAATCCAGAATTAAAAATAAATAAATTAAGTGATACTAATATTACTGCAGATGATATTCGTGAAATAAATGATAAAATAAAGAATAATTTAAATTCGTATAAAGGAACAATCAATCACAAATTGATAGAAGAATTAAATGGATGTTATTTTGGTATAATTCGTAAAGATTCTAAAAAACTTTTATATAATATAAATATATAAATATAAAGATATTATATAAATATAAATATATAATATAAATATATAAATATAAATATAAAGATATTATATAAATATAAATATATAATTATAATGTTTGATAATATAATAATTACAACAAAAAAAAGAAAGATAGCTGAAATATCATTAGATTTTGATATAAAAAATGTAGATTAACAATTGTAAAGATCATATAATTAATTTTTATAAAAATCTAAAACTTTATATAAAATACTTTGTTGAACATTTTTAGGTGATTTAGTAGCACTAATAATATCTTTAATTTTATATTCAGGGCAAATAAAAATTAAATAAATATTAGGATAACCTTTAATAAGATTGTAAAATTTACCTTTATATTTTAAATGTTCATCATAAGGACAAGGATATACTAAAAGATTATTTTGTTTAAATATTATTTTTAAATCATTTATTTTTTGCTGTAATATTTGTTTTTTATGATCATTTGTAATATGATCGTTTAACATAATATATTCATCTGTAATAAGCATATGAACTAAGGGTGCAGTTTTATAATTATTTTTAATGAGTTTTTCATAATATTGTAGATCAAACATATATATATTAATAATATTAAATAGTTTTTAAATCATTTTTTATAACTATCTGGAATCTTTGATATTATTTTACCATTTTCAATATAAGCATTTCTGTGTTTTTCTTCACTAATTTTAAAAATACAACGAGTAACTTTATCACTACAAACCATCATAGCTAATGATGATACAACTAAACTAAAAGACCATTTAAAATAATGAATATATTTAAGTTCTTTAATTTTATTTAAATAAGGTGCAATTTTTTTACCAGTCATAAAACTTGTTCTAATTATCATAAAAGAATCATTAGGAATATATGGTTGTCTTAATTCAATTTCATTTAATGGATATTCTTTATCAAAAATAGATAAATGTAATTTTTTAAAATCACTAATAGCATTATCTTCAGTAATTTTTATAAGTGAATTAAAAGAATTTAATTTATCAACATTATCTTGAAAATTAGCTTTCAATAAATCATACATACCAAAAGAACTAAAAACACATTGATTTGACATTGAACAAAATAAAATGTTATTTGCACGATTATCAATAATATTAAAGAAATCTTCTTTAATGGGTTCTTCAATTAAAACATCATCATTTAATTTCATAATATAATCAAAATCATCTCCAAAGTCTTTCCAAAAATCATATAACATATAAAATGTTAAATTACGATATTCAATATTATTCCATTCAGTTGTAATATTATAATTTAAAATCGAATTTAATTTTTCTTTATCTATATTTTCAGGAATTTGAATCTTAATATCTTTAAAAAAAACATTATTAGAACAATCTGAACGAATTCCTAAAAGTATTTCTTCTTTATCTTCTTTAGTTAAATCTTGATTTAATATATAAACATTATGTTTATGAATATGATTGTAATTTTTAAATAAAAAGTATAAAGTTGTTTTAAGATATATTTTACGTGAAGATTTAGTAAAAATAAAAATACCAGTTTTCATTTACTGTAAAATTATTGTGATATCTTTATGTAAAATGAATGTGTTAGACAAAAAATTTAAAGAGTTTGCATTTTCAAGTATCTCTGAAAATGAAGAATATAAGAAAATATATATAATATCTTTACACTCAAATGATGATAATATAATAGAAAATATTCCATATGTTCATATTATATTTGATTTAAAAAACATTAAAATAAATGAAAGTAATTATGAGATACCAAAGTTAGTAAAACATCTTTGTTTTTTAGATAAAAAAAACGATAAATTAATTGTAGATGATAAAACATTAAATTATATTGATGAATATATAAGAAATCTTTCAAAAATTGAAAGATTATTTTTATTAATTCGCAGTGATCTAAACAATATGGATTTTTATATGTTAAAAGAAGTAAGTGAATTAATTGATAATATTAATCTAATTATTTTTGAATTTGAATCATCTATTAATTTCTTCAGTACAACAGAAAATGTTAATAAAATTGAAAATCTTAAAAACTTATCAAGTAATATAAAATCAATGATAACCAGTAAAGTTATTTATTTAGATATATTAAATTCACGTATTTTAAGTATAGTTTCTTTATCTGCATTACCAATATTGGTTTTAATGACGATATGGAGCACTACTGTAAAGAAAGAAGACAGTATTTTATATAAAAATGATTATAAGTTTGCTTATAGAATTACATATTTAATATCAATATTATTAGTTCTTGGAATTATATATAGATATCGTAAAGATTTTCATTGACATACAGAATTTTTACAACTTAATCCTGAAGCACAATCTGTATCATTCTTGCATTGTTTTGTAAAATTACTTATATCTTTATAAAATTTCAATTTAAAATATAGAATTAGTAAAGCAACAATAAAAGCACTTATTATTAATAAAAAGCCAGTTTGCTTAGAAGACATCATATAAAGCTATAATCGTTTTTAATATAATAATGGAAAATAATACAGATGTTTTATTATCTTTACAAGCAATTAATAGCAATATTTTACTAGTAATTGAAGAATTAAAAAAACTAAATGAAAATAAAATGAAAAATCAGCCTAATTTATTTGATTTATTTGGTGGAATGAATCAATCTGGAGATGATGAAGATGATGATGATGATGACGAAGACGATGAAGATGATGAAGATGATGATGATGACGAAGATGATGATGAAGAAGATGATGATAAAGATGAAACTAAGAAAGATTAAATAACAGAACAATATTCTTTAAACCATTTTAAAGTGCTAGGATGTGCTTTAAATGAATTAAAATTAAGATCTACAATCTTAATATTTTCTAATTTTTTTCCACGTGATAAAGCAGTATATCCTTGTCCATATTCAAATATTTTTGATCCTAAATCAATTTCTAAATAATCTATAGTTGCACCTTGACTTTTATGTATTGTAAGAGCATATGCAAGTTTTATAGGCATAAATATAATAGAAAGTTTTTTAATATAATTATTGTTATATTCCTGAGTATAATAACCAATTTTATGTATATTACCATCCAAAGTTTTTATAAAACAATTATTTTTATCTATATTAACAATAATACCTCTAGTTCCATTAACTAATCCAAGATCAATACCAATATTACGTGTTATCATTATTTGTGATCCTACACATAAGAATATGTTATAATCAATTAATTGTTTTTTTAAATTATCATTTACTTGTTTGTTAAAATATGCATTAAATATATTTGATTTAACATTATTATTTGAAAGTAATTTTTCAATTTCTTTTTGATTAATTTTATTAACATCAACGTTATTAGGATATAATTTAGTAGGTTTAATATCAGTAAATGTAATTTCTTTATTTTTACTTAAGATATCATATATTTGTTTAGTTAATTTACCAAATCGTAATTTAGCTAAAATTAATTGAAATAATTTATCTTCTGATTGTCGTATTGATTCGGTTAATTCAATAACAGAGGGGTTAAGATTTATCCAAGATGAACTTAAAAAACAAAATTGATTTGTAACAGGTGGTAATTGAAAGAAATCACCAACAAATAATATTTGTATTCCACCGAACTCTTTATCAGTATTTTTACAATTTTTAAGTATATATGAAATATTATTACAAAATATACTATCTAACATAGATACTTCGTCAATAATTAAGAGATCTAAATCTTTTATTTTTTTATAAACATCGCAATTTGATGTAATTATCTTTTGTGTATGTTTAATAATATCAGTATCTGGTTTAATTTTGAAAAAAGAATGTAAAGTTGTTCCACCAATATTAATTGCAGCACATCCAGTTGTAGCAGTTATACCAAGATTTTTATTAAATAATTTTTTAATTATTACGTGTAAAAGATATGATTTTCCAGTTCCAGGAGAACCTGTAAGAAATATAGTTTCTCCTTTTAAAATTCGTTCTAATGCTTTTTCTTGTATAATTGATAATACCATTATAATATATTATAATAATATATTCATTTTTTATATGTTATAAGAATCTATTTATAAAAAAGTAAAGTCATTTAATTATAAAATTAAATCTTTATATAATTTTGTAGATTAAATATAATGATCTTAAATGAATTATAAAATCTTTACAATATAATGATCTTAAATGAATTATAAAATCTTTACAATATAATGATCTTAAATGAATTATAAAATCTTTACAATATAATATTATTAAATGAATTATAAAATCTTTACAATATAATATTATTAAAATAATATTATTAAATGAATTATAAAATCTTTACAATATAATATTATTAAATGAATTATAAAAAATCATAGAATAATTATAAATTTTATTTATTCTTAAATATTATATAATCTATATAATGTATTAGAATCAGTTATTTCAATATATTTATCATAATCATCACCATATGCTTGATAATTATGTTTATCTAATATACATTTAATACTAATAATAATTTCATTCCATAATGTATCTGGTAAATTCTTATAATTACAATCTTTTCCAGAAAATCCAACATAATAATCAAAATCTTTACGATATCTTAGAAAATGAATAAAATAACCATAATCATATTTTATTTCATTAAATAAAGCCCAAATTAATGGTGTTTTTATATTTTTACAATGAAAAATATAAGTAATTTTATACTTCATTTTTAATTAATTTTCCAAACAACTCAACTGTTTTATCTGTAATAATATTTTCCATAGAATTACATATTATCTTAATTGAATTTCTTATATCAATTTCTATGTCTCCATATTTATAATAATAATTAATTGAATTAAAAAAAGTTGCATTTATCCAATTATTAAAATAATCTTCAGAACAACCTAAAATAGCACACGTTTTATTTTTACCAAACAAACAAGAAACAGAAATAAGTGTTGATCTTGTTTTTTTAAAACTTAATTGTTTTGCAATCCATTTGCGAATATTTTTTATATCAGTATTATTAATTTTATTATTCCAATCTTTCAATTTATCAAATTTTTCATTTGTAGAATTACAATTATCAAAAGTAGTATTTATAATCATTGAAGCTATTTCTTCTTCTTTAAGAGATTTAAGCCATTTTAAAGTATCTACTTTAATTTTATTGCTCAAAGACATTTTGTTTTTTGTTTTTTATGTAATCATTTTTATTTCAATTTTTTTACGTTTTTTTAAATAACCAATTATTTGTAATAATGAATCACATAGATCATCTGATTTCTTCTTATATTCTTTAAATATATTTTCTAAACGTGTATTATCTTTTATCATTTCACAACATATTTCAATCGCTTTTTTTTTATTATTTCTATATTGTTCTGCTTTACTACAAGTTTTATCCATTTCATAACCTTCTAATTTTATTGAAGCATTTACTTGAATTATATCAATTACATAATTATCATAATGTTTTAAATTATAAAAATAACCATAAATTAACATTTGTATGGTTTTCATAATACCTTTTGATGGTTGATTTTCTAATAATACAATATCAATATTTAATTCTGTATTTTCTTTAATTTCACCAATTAATTCATCCATTCTTATGTAAATCATTTCAGATAATTCAGATATACTAATTGATTTTTTCATTTTTTCAAATAATTTTATAACTTTCCATACAATGAGTTTATTATCTAATAAAACAGAACAACCTAAATTAATAATACCAATATCAAATGAAACTACTAACATTTATATTATACTTATTTATTTATCTTTATAGTGTTTTTTCATCCAATCTACCATTAATTTAAACCCATGTAATAATGCGTAATCTACTGTTTTTGTATCTATATTTAAATAAAATCCTTCTTCATTTGTTGTCATTGATATTAAAGAATCATGATTATTAATTACCAACGTATTATCATTTATATTACTTGTTGTTGATATATAACTCTGTTTTCTATAATATATAGACATTAAATTTATATAATATTCCATATTTGTTAATTTATAACCTTTTTCATATACTTTTACTGTTGTATTAAACTTATGTATTATTGATAATATTTGATTCTTAGGAATATCTGGAAAATATTCCAATAATGTATTATTTGTTATACAAGGATCGCAATATAAATAACCATCTATTTCTACAGGTGTTGATATTATAGGAACAGATGAAGATGCTTTTATAGCTTCTACAATTACAACATTTGGTGTATTATCAGTATTGAATAATGTAAGTTCTCCTGTGCTTACACATAATGCTAATATATGTAAGTTTTTTCCATATTTTTTAGATATATCAGCAAATGTTAGACCTTTAAACTCATTTAATTCTTTTTCAAAAATATCAAAATAGATTGATACATCTTGAATACCTTTTTCATATATTATATTAAGTAATTTATCATAATTTATAAGTTTAAGATCTTCATTTTCTACTACTTTATAAAAAAACTTTTCTATTGTTGAAATATCAATATTTAAAATAATTAAACTAGCAGTTATTGCACCAAATGATACTCCACCAATATCTTTTATTTTAGTAAAATAATGAGGATAGGCTTGAATATATCTTATAATTCCTAAGTTATATAAACCCCACAAATGACTTCCTGATATAAATAAATGTGTCAAATCCGTCATTATTATTTAATAACAATGTTAAACATTTGTCGATCCAAACCCTCCTTTATTTCTTTTTGATTCTACCATTTCTTCCATTTTCATTTCTATAAAATTAGGAAATACTTGTTTTCTTACTATTAACTGACAACACTTAAATGGATATTCAATCTCTATAGCATCATCACACACTTTTGTTAATCCTACATATAAATTACCTTTATAACTACAATCTATTATACCAATACTATTACTTAACATATATCCGGATTTTACTATGGATGATCTAGGAACTATTTCAACATAATATCCTACCGGAATATTTAAACAAATACCAGTATCATACAATGTAGTTTTAGAATTAATAACTTTATGTACATTTAAAATACTAATATCATAACCTACATCACTAAAATTAGCTTTTGTTGGAATAATAGCATCTTTGTTTTGTTTTACAAAATGAATTACAGGTTGATTACAATTTATAATTTTATTAAAAGTCCTATCATCATATAATTCTTCTATAGATTCTGTATATAATTTACCTACAAAATCTATATAATTCACTTTTGAAATTATAATATTATTGTCTTTCATTTTATAAGGCACTGTGATCATCTTAAGAAAATCTTCATTATTATAAGAAATTTTAAATTCTTCATCTAAAATACCAATTGCATCTATAATACCTAAAATAACATCAGCATTATAAGTAAAATCTTTATATGTAGAATATTTTTTAATTAAATG